ACATCGTGAATCCAAGGCTGACATCGAGCACTGCCTGGTTTCTGCATGTGACCTCCCGGCCGATCAAGCCGTTCATCTACCAGGAACGCAAGGCACCGGTGTTTGTCTCCCAGACGAGCATGGAAGCCGATGACGTGTTCAGCCGCAAGGAGTTCAAGTTCGGGGCGGAAGCCCGGGCGGCCGGTGGGTATGGGCTGTGGCAGCTGTCTTATGGCAGTACCGGGGACGCGTAATCATTGACACAGGAGGCATTGACCCGCGGCCGGTGCCCCTGCCGTGACCTGTCTCCGGCCCGGAATCCGCTTCGCGGCTCCGACGGTCCGGTGACAGGCCACAACAGGGGCGGCCGCTGGGGGATGTGTAAAAGGAGCGAAGGATATGCCGATTATAGTAAAATCGAAACGGGAAGGGTTCCGGCGGTGCGGGGTGGCGTTCAGCAAGAAGCCGACGGAATATCCGGATGATTTTTTCGAGGCGGAGCAGCTGGCGGTGCTGGAGAAAGAGCCCATGCTGTCGGTGACTGCGGTTGACTATGGGGAAGAACAGACCGCCCAGGGGGACGGGGTTGAAAAGACCCCGGTGCCGGCAGCTGCCGGCAAGGGCACGCTGATCCAGGGGGCGCCGGATGATGAGGATGCGTTCCTGGGCTGGCTGGAGGACTTGACCGTGCCGAATCTCAAAGAGATCTGCAAGGACCTGGAGATCGATGTGCCGGCCAGAGCGAAGAAAGCGGATCTGATCGAGCTGGTTTCTTTTAACACCGCGTTTCCGCCGGCGGAGGCGTAACCCATGGCTTACTGCACCCAGGCGGATATTTTGGATCAGGTCGATGAGAACGAGTTGATCCTGTACACGGACGATGCGGACGAAGGCGAGATCGATGCGGATGTGGTGGCGGCGGCCATTGCCAAGGCGGACGCCCTGATCGATGCGTATCTGGCGGCAAGGTATAGCGTGCCGGTGGATCCGGTGCCGGCGGTGCTGGCGGGGTTGTGTGTGGACATTGCCGTGTTCAACCTGGCGGCCCGGCGCAACCGGGAATCGGATTCGGTGCGGCGGCGGTATGAAGATGCGGTGAAGTTTCTCAAGGATGTGGCCGCGGGCAAGGCCGTGATTGCCGGCGTGACCCAGGCGTCCGGATCCGGCAGCCGGGACCATGCCAAGATCGAGGCGGACACCCGGATCTTCACCCGGGACAAGATGGGGGGATTTTAATCCATGGCCGGTGACGGGGTGGCATATGAATGGGATGACCGGGCGTTTCAGCAGCTGCTCAAAGAGACTATCGGCCGGGTGAACAACTTTACCCCGGCCATGAAATCGTTTTCCGAGTACATGGTCACCACCACGGCGGACCGGTTCGACAAAGAGCAGGCCCCGGACGGATCCGCGTGGGAGCCCCTCAAGCCGGCCACGGTGATGGAGAAACAGGCATCCGGCAAGATCGACAAGATCCTGCAACGAAACGGGTTCCTGCGCCTGGTGCATCCGAAAGCCACCAGAGACAGCGCGGGCGTGTATTCCAACCGGGTGTATGCCGCCATCCACAACCGGGGCGGCATGGCCGGACCCGGCCGCCGGGTGCGGATCCCCCAGCGGGAATTTCTGGGATTCAGCGATGCGGATATCACGGAATTTCAAAACACGGTCAAGGACTGGATCGTCATGGGGAGGAAATAGACAATGAAAAACCTGCTGCTGGCCATTCAGACACGGCTGCGCGAGATCGAGGGACTGCGGGATGTGGATGTGTTTCTGTCTCCGGACAAAGACCTGGTGCCGGCCGGGCAGAAGTTTCCCTGCATCGGCATCAAGGACGGGGCCGTGGCTGTGGAACACCTGGCCGGTGAGGTCAACGAGCTGACGCTGCCGGTGGAGATCTACGTGTACGAGCAGCTGATCAAGGTGGACACCAGTATCGTCTCCCTGTTCGAGCTGGCGTCGTCGGTCCAGACGCAGCTGACCACCCCGTTGCCCGGATCGTATATCAAGGACGTGGACCACGGCGGCGAATCCGCCATCATGCTGCTGTACAGAGACGGCGGCATGCTCATGCGCAAGACTGTTTTTTATCAATATATCAAGGAGGAGTGATCATGTATCGACTGAAGCAAGGGCAGGAGTCCTTTGAGGTCGTGGACGGCCCCGCAGAGGGGCTGCGGTTCCAGCGCGGCAAGGTCTACGACGGCAAGCAGATCCCTAAAACGGAAGCCTGGCGGTTTGAAAAGGTGCCGGCGGCCAAACCGGAAAAAACACCGGCCCCGGGCACGGCGGCGGACAAGCAGGCGGCGGGAACCAAAAAGACCGTCAAAACCGACAAGAAAGGAGCGTAACTCATGCGATCCATCAGAGCCAATCACAATATCATCGCGGTGTCGGCCTATGCCATGGAAACCGCCATCAACACGGTTCAGACCCTGGACCTGTCGCTGCTGGCATCGGTGGGGGACATCATTTCCATCGAGCCGAGGCGCGAATCCAATCGAGACGAGCTGACCGGCAAGGAAGAGGCGGACACCATTTATGATCTGGGCAGCACATCGGCATTGACCTTGAACTTCCCCAAGGCCCAGCCCCAGCATCTGGCGTTTCTGTACGCCTATGCCCTGGGCACGGTGGCATCGGCCGCCGCCGGCAGCGGGTACTCGAAAACCATCACGCCCATGGACGGGGATCTGGAAACGAGCCGGTCCCTGCCCAGCTTCACGGCCGGGCAGCGCATGGGCAAGACCGTCGCAAAGGAACGGTTCGCCTCGATTTTCGTCAACGCTCTGACCGCCACGTTTGCCAGGGACGACTGGGTCCGGGTGACGGGCGAGTGCATCGGCACGGGCAAGTATGACAGCTCGATCACCGAGGAGAGCATCACGGCCTTAGACGATGTCACCGAGCTGACACTGGCCGCCAATGCCGTGGCCGGGGCCACGGCCGCCGAGCGCCTGGACGCGGTGCATGCCATCCGGGCGGAGACAACCTCGGGTGTGTGGGAGGACGTGGCGTTTTCCGCCGTGTCCGATGCCGAGCCCGCGGTGATCACCATCACGGCGCCCGGAGCGACGTCGGCCAGCATTACCTACAAGGTGCTGTACGCGCCGGACGAAGAAACCTGGATGACGTTTCCCTCACGGGTGGCTGAGACGCCGTTGCGGGTGTCTGAACTGACCTTCACCCTGGGCGGGGCATGGAACGGGTCCGCGTTTGTCGGGGGCAAGGAGATGGGCGCGGAGATCAACTCCATCGAACACCGGCTTTCAAACAACGGGATGTGCGAGTTCGTGCCCGGCGGGGGCGGATCCTATGCCAGCCAGTATTTCCGGGAAGGCAGGGAACAGACCCTGGTGCTGGACAGAGAGTTCAGGGACTATGTGATGCGCAACTGGATGGACGAAAACGAGTATTTCGGGGCGTCCATCCTGGCCGAGGGCGCGGTGTATGACGATCCGCACAAGTACAGTGTGCAGATCATTTTTCCCAAGCTGGGGGTGCTGCGGGCGCCGGTGACGGCCAACGGGCGGCGCCTGGCCGAGGCCGGGGACATGCAGGTGCTCGAACATGATACGTATGGCAGCGTGATCGTTGTTGTCAAGAATCTGCAGGAGGAATACGCGGCGTAATGACGTCGACCCGCGGCCTTTGCCCCTGGCGGGACCTGTCCCCGGCCCGGAATCCGCTTCGCGGCTCCGACGGTCCGGGAACAGGCCCCGGCAGGGGCGGCCGCTGGAGAGTGGGCAAATATTTTAATCATCATCAGGAGATTCATCAATGAGAATTGCGAGCAGCAAACCCAATGTTCTGAAACTGCACGACAACATTTCAAATTCCAGTCTGGAGCTGTATTACCGGACCCCGACGGCCAAGGAGCAGGCCGCGTACACCAACGGCATGACCAAACGGATCAGAAACAAGATCGTCAACTGCACCGGGGAGAACCGGCAGAAGTACGGCAAAGAGATCCTCAAGGGCTGGCGGAAAGGGGATTTCGGCGAGGAAGTCAACGGCCAGGCCGTGCCGGTGAATACGGATCCGGGCGATCCGCACTACAGAGAAGACTGGAAAGACTGGTTCCAGAAGCACAACGCCGACCTGGTGGACCGGCTGGCCATCCATGCGTTCGAGCACACCTCCGACACCGATGAGGGCGATGATCTGCCCGACGGCGGGGAAGAGGAAACCACCGACCCTTCCTGATCATCGAGCATGACCTGGAATACATCACCAAGGGGAACATCTGCAATGACGACGAGTATGAAAAATGCCGGGAGGAAAATGACGAGGCAGGGCTGGAATGGGCGTGCGCGCACTGCCCGAAGATGCCGCCCTGGGAGCTCCACCCGTACACCCGCAAGCTGCTCGACATCCGCAAACTCCAGTCCGCAGGGTTCCCCATGGACCCGGATATGCTCGAATATGAGGAATGGCTCGATCTGGGGAGGGTCAATCTATGTCTAACACCGGCACCATCAATGTTGCGCTGAAGATCGACGACAAGGGCTCCGTCAAGGTCATCCAGAATGTCGGCAAGGAGAGTGAAACCGCCGGCCGGAAGGGGGACAAGGCGTTCCGGGATATGGACAAGAGTTCCCGGGCTTTTGAAACCAGTGCAAGGATGTCCACGGCCGCTGTCATGAAAATGGGGGCGGCCGTGGGCGGTCTTGTCACGGCAGCGGCTGCCTGGAACAGCCTCCAGATGGTGGCGGAGATGAAACGAAACGCCGACATGGCAGGGATTTCGGCCAAAGCCTATCAGGAGCTGACGTTTGCCGCCGGCAAGTACCAGGTCACACAGGATGCGTTGACCGACGGGCTCAAGGAGCTGGCGCTGAGGGCGGACGAGTTTGTCGTCACCGGCGCCGGCCCGGCCTTGGAGGCGTTCGAGCGCCTGGGCTACAGCCAGGCGGAGCTGAACCGGAAAATGAAAGACACGCCATCCCTGCTGCTGGATATCATCGACCGCATGCAGGGCCTGGATCAGGCCGCCAAGATCCGGATTGCGGATGAACTGTTCGGCGGCACCGGCGGCGAGCAGTTTGTGGCGATGATCAATGCCGGATCCGGCGCCATCGAAGAACTGACACAGAAGGCAAACGACCTGGGCCTGGTCATGTCCGATGAAACCGCCGCCGGCGCGCTTGAAGCGTATAATGCCGTGAAAACCCTGACCCAGCAGCTCCAGACG